TAATCGGACCAGTTCACTTCATCATAATCATTTTTCATGTCCCTCAGCCCCTTTCATTTGTTTAGAATCTGCTGTATTGATAAAACTCAATATCTTATGAAATTCAGGATTGTCTTTCAGTGAATTCACATCAATAAGATAGCTATTCGCATCGAATTTTTTCCCACCTACACTGTGAGACTTCTGAGCTTTAAATCTTTCTTTCAAAACTATGTTATTAAATGATTTAAAACCATTCTCCATCCTTGACTGAAGTTCTAGGTACTCAAAGCGACCTTCGTTTTTCCTAATAATCGCTGCATGCCTGCCTGCTGCCAGGTAATATTCGTTTCCACTTTCTACATTTTTCAGCAGTTCTCTTACTGCAGTAAAATCATTAGTGTTTTTGACCACATGTGTTTGAACTCCAGGGAGATTTCCAATCATTTTAATCCTACTATCTCTAGAAAAGAAGTCGCAACTTTCACCACCTCTGAAGTCTAGAACAGTATATCCAGCTTTATTTCCTATGTAAGCAAATGCTGCTGACGAACATGACCCTCTAGTCCTATCTCCACCACCGACAGCTTCGATAATTTGTTCCTCAGTTAATTTTTTACGACTTTTCTTAATAGGATTTGAAAGAATTCCGTTTTGAAGTGCTAGTTTTCTCACTTCACTCATTTGCAAATCTTTGTTTATGTCTTTTCTTACTTCTATTTTAACATTTTCATCTTTTTTTCTCCAAATTTTATTCCAAACATCCTGAACTTTTCCGTTTTTAGGATCATAATCTACAATACAACGACAATGCTGATGTCTTCTAAAAACGTTCTTTGGAACTCTTGGATATTTATAATTCCCCTCAACTTCTTGACACCATTCACAACAATGAAAATAAGATGTTCTGACAATCTCTGGTTGTAAGCCAGCTTTATGATGAAACTCCGCATTCTCACGAATGCTATCATCAATAATAGACTGTGTGAAATTCACAATAGGTTCATCTAGCAACCAACTGACATCCTCGAAATTATCTTTAGATGAAAAGCGATTGACAATGCCAGCTATTCGGTCCTTGTTTAGTTCAGGGACTTGAACTTTGAGACCGATTTTGGCTTTATCGTTCAAATTCTTCTGGACATCACTAGCATAACCACTCACAAGCTCGTAATTTCGTCCTAGCACGTCCGTCAGCAAGCGTTGAGCGATATTATAATACATTTTACCGTCTGGTAATTTATCGGCGCTCAGAGACGTTCCTAGAACCCTAGAAAGAATATCGCCAATTTCAATTGCGAACTCATTTGCTGTTTTGTAAGTGGCTTTTTTTGCCTTCAATGTAGCAAAAGCATTTCTGACAATCTCACTCTTGCCAAAATCTCGTTCAAACCTCTCCTGAACCTCTTGTAAGATATCGGGTAAAACGTCATTCTCCATTTGAACCACCCTCGCTTACTACTGGTTTAGCTGACATATCTCCAGCGATGCCAGTAAGGTCACGAATTGTTTCTGCATTGATGTATCCCGGTAATGCCTGATTCAATTTCACAACACCATCACCAATCATGGTCATCATATTAGCATCTGCTTCAAATAAAGGTTCCCATTTGACTGTCGTTCTCACGAATTGACTTCTCGCATAATGAAAATCATCTCTCAAACAAGCAGCAACATAAGCGACATTTAACAATCCAGCACCTAGTGAGCGTTGAGCCTTTCGACCAGCAAGACGAAGATTCTCGTGACTAGCCTTGATAGCTTCCACAGATGACGGATTATCCGAAACGAATCCAAGGTCATCCAAGGTCAAACCCATTTCCCCAGCAAATCCAGCAGCAGCTGTTCTCAACTGTTCTGTGAATGGAGACATACTTGCCGTAGTAAATTGTCCAATACTTGGTTTTTCTCCATTGTCACTAGCTGAAATAGTCAACAAACTTGAAACTGTTGCTTTCCATTTTTCCAACGGTTCTGCATCAGGATCTAGTCCGATAATGTATTTCTGTGGCCACGAATAGAACTCAGCAGTAATATCTGCCCGTTCTAGAGTTCGTTTAGCGTATTTTTGATAATACATTCCCGCTCTAGTAATTCGTGAACGTCCAAAAGGACGAACCGCATCTGGACGATGAATAACAGGAACAAGCAACGGAATACCAGTTTCATTTAATACCGAATACGGAGTCCCATTTTTAGGAATGAAATGAGTGGCATTTGGTTCAAAATATGCTTCAAGCGTTGGTTGATTATAATCATCACGAGCTAGAACAGCATATCCTTCTAGCAACAAACCTGTAATAGGGTCAATAACTCCAGTAGCATTACTAGCTTCAATAACTTGTAATCTCACTTCTTCATCTTCACCTTTAGAAATGTAGATGAAACTACAAGATCCTATTAATGCTGCCAAAATTGCACTATCAAAGAAAATATCAGGATTATTGCTATTAAAGATTTCCATAACTCCAAAATCATCATTTGCAAATTCTCTGAAAATCAAACGATCTGCAAGACTATCAACACCTTTTGTTGCCCATCCAAGTACAGATTTATATTTCGCACGGATATGAGCAGGAATTGTGATTCCTAACGGTGATTCATGATGCTGCATCGCATAATGTTTATATCTCAGGTTAACCCTACTCTGATAGAGATTCAACTTTCTTCTGAGATAGTCAACTCCTCTTAATTCCAAACCGTTCTCCTTTCATTGTGATGATTTGGCGCGAGAAAAAATGTACAGTGACGGTGTGAAGGCCTTGAGCGCCTAGCGGGAGGGGGTAACCCCCCCTATCTTCACTAGGACTTCCTTTACACTTTTAGTATTTTTTCTCAAAAATCGATAAATTTATTTTTTTACTTTTTATGAATTATTTTTTTCTATTGATCAAGCTCTGTACTTGGTCCAGTCCCTGGACTGTGGTAGGTTACGATTACCTACTACCTTACTATCATTCGAACGACTATCTGCAAATAGCTTGTCAGACTTCTGTCTATTGCATTGCCAGTGTGCTAACTGCAGGTTCTGAATATCTGATGGATGACCATTTCTATTGATTGGAATAATATGGTCAATTACAGGTGATAGAGGGTGTGGGTACTTCAAGGACTTATCGACAGGTAGGCCACAAATGCCACAAGTGTTGCTTGTTTTTAGAATTATTTTTTTGTTCTTATCGAATGCAACTCGATGCGGACCAATACGGTCTGCTCTTTCTTGGGGGGTATTCATATTGTAGGGGCCTTTCTTTTTTAGATAAAAGGTGGGTATTTTAGTACCCTGGGTATATTTTTATTAGGGGGTGTTTTCACTTCTTCAACACCCTTGTATATTTAACATATCTTATATTCTGTTAAATAAAAATAATCTTCTTCTAAATCAGTTCTAGCAAGTGCTTGCATCTATTTTTCTTATCACTAATTTACTTTTTTTCATTGTGTTAAATAAATAGGTGATTAGTAGCTAAATTTCATCATCGAATCATCCAATTCATCTTGCTTAATCCCTATATAATCCAATGTGATATCTGGTGAAGAATGGTTGAATAACTCCATTAAAATTGCTACATTTTGATTTCTTCTATAGTGGTGATATCCAAATGACTTTCTCATAGAGTGTGTTCCTATGTTCTTAAGTCCAACATGTTCAGCAGCTTGTTTTAAGATTTGGTATGCTGCTACTCTACCAATATGAGCAATTCTCACTCCATCAGTTCTAACTTTCTTTTTGCTAGGAAAAAGATAATCATACCCATGTAAATCATTCTCTCTGATGTAGTGATTTAAAGCCTTCCTTAGTTCTGGATTGATTGCAAATCGCTTAACCTTCCCAGTCTTCTTCTCGATAACTTCTATTCTATCACCTGTTACTTGTTTGACCTGAAGAGGTATGATATCGCTGATGCGCATTCCAGAGTACAGGCCACACATAATCAGAACGTAGTTTCGTTCGCTCTTTGACTTTAAAAAATCTTTCATTCTCTCAATGTCGTCAAGTTCACGAATAGGTTCTACTTTTCTCAAAACATCACCTCCAAACTACAAGAAAAGGCAGGTCGTGCCTGCCTTTATAATTATTTCATAATATAATTTTAGCACATTAAATCGTATATTTACTCCGAACTTACTCCAAATTTACTCCAAGAAAACTCCAAGAAAACTCCATTTTTTATTCTAAGATTTCAATTTGTTCTCCGTTTCGGTAAAGTTCGGCAAATGCCATTAGAGCCTTATCTAAGATATCGTAGTAAGAACTTTCTGAGATAGCTAAATCCATTGAGATTGTTTCATCTTTTTTACAGTCCCACTGCAGATATTTCTCGTAAAGGATTCTACGATAGAGCGGATCATGTAATCCACTTACTGCTTGTTCAATTGCATCGAGTTCAAGTTCAGCATCAACTTTTCGAATTGCTAATTTTTCAACCTGGCTATTTCTGCTGAATGATTGAGAACGTGGCATAAATGAGTATGTGGTCGTTACTCTTTGACCTTCCTTATCATTTGCAACCCTTCTCCATCTCAGATACCCTTTTAGGATTTTCTTAACATTCTCTTTAGTTTTTGATTCGTTAACTTCAGGGAAAAAAGGCATCGTTCACCTCCAATCTTACTCAGTCCCGCTTTGTTTACTTAGAAGAGATTCTAGTTCCTTTTTCATTCTCTTCAAGTTCTTTTTCAGGTATTCTCTATGAGCAGTTCGAGATTGAGCTAGTGATCTATCGGATGGTTGAGAATATTCTTCAATTTGTTGCTCGATTAATTCGATAGAATGTCTTTTACTCTCGATTAATTTATCTAGAAATTCACTCATTCGAAGACCTCATCAATCTCTCTAACAACTTCATTGTGCCTAAATGGCTCGTAAGCTACTCTTCCAAATCCATGTCCATCAACACCATCTGGATTATCTGTTGCATATTTTAGAAAGAGTGGCATCTTGCATTCATGGCAAATCCATTTTTTAGCAGCTGATCTAATATGGCCAACTGTGCAATTCCCGCAAAAAGGACACTGTACATCCACTTTTATATTATTCATACTTTATTCTCCTGAATATTAGAATGGTAAATCATCATCAGATATATCCATAGGGTTAGTTTTTTCAAAACTTGGTGGAATTTGATTTTCCATACTTGCATTGTTTGCAGAATTATCCTTTTTTTCAAGGATTTGAAAACTTTCAGCTACAACTTCAGTCACATAGACACGTTGTCCTTGCTGGTTATCATAACTACGAGTCTGAATGCGACCTGTAATCCCTACAAGAGCACCCTTTTTAAGCCAATTTGCAAAGTTTTCAGCTTGCTGGCGCCACATAATGCAACTAATAAAATCAGCTTCATAATCACCTGCCTGATTCTTAAAATTGCGATTCACTGCCAAACTGAAAGTTGCAACAGCCACATTTGAAGGTGTGTATCTTAACTCAGGGTCACGAGTCAATCGACCTACTAACACAACATTATTGATCATTATTTAACTCCTTCTTTACTTCCTCAATCTCAATGCCTGGGCAATCGAATACCCAACCGAATCCTGCTTCTTCTAGTTCTTTGCGGGTAAGACTAGCATACGCTCTGCTACTGTAGAAAAAAATGTCATTTTCATCAGGATTGTTCATAAGATACTGATTATTTGCTTTAATCTTAACTAAATACTCTTTCTCTTTCTCAACCTTATAGCCGAAAATCCAAGCAAGAGCGAATGTTTCTTGGTTTTCTGAATTACCCACCCAGCTATTGACTCCCTCAGGCGTATATAAGAGAGAGTTAAGCAAGCTTTTTTCTTTTTCTTTACACTTCTCAATCCACTCTGCCACAAACTGCGGGATTTTGACCTTTTCGGGTTCGTCTAGTTGTTCTAAGTCTTTTAAAATTAACTGACAAACTACAAGCGCTCCAATATCAAAAGAGCCATTCTCCAGTTCTTTATATTTCTCAATCAATTCCTGTTTATTCATCTTCCACCTCCAAAAGTTCAGGATTTTCGTAGACGTTACCGATGATTTCTCTATCGCTAGCAACATTACACAATCGTTCAAAATTATTGTATCGAATCAAGCTATTTACAAACATTCCTAAATCTTCTCTGTATTCGATAAATCCATTCAACAAACCATCTTTTGTGCCAAGAACATCCCCCTCAAAGATTTCCTTACCGTTTTTGTCTTTGAATCCTGTTGATTGCATGAGTACGTATTCTTTGACATCATCTTTTACAACATTTTTGTTTTTATAAGTTACTTTGATAACTTGTTCATCCAGAACTAGCGCATTGACTTGCACCATTTCTTTAAATTCTTTATCCCATGCTCTATACCTTGGCATCATCTAGCAAATCCTCCTCTTTGACGAATACTCCGTCAATCATTTTCCCTTTTCGATCTTTGATAACGTTGTAT